GCGTGTGTTCGTGATAAGTATCCATACGCAAGAAATCAAGTGTATTTAACAAAACCATTATGGGAACCAATCTATGCGCCTGATGCTTCTGGCATTGCCGCACTTGGTGATGCAGCCTTAAAGGTTAATCAAGCAGTGCCTGGATATATTGGCAACGATAGTATGAGAGATATTCTTGGCATAGATGGGGATAACTTCTAATGAACGATATTGTTCAGAAAGCAACGGCAGTATATTTACGGTTGATTGAGAACGATACTGAACTTATACGTCTTAGAAAATCGATTGAGAGTGGCAAAGCAAGTTATGAAGCTGCCCAAAAATATAGTGAACGCTCAGGGCAATTGGCAAAAAAAGCAATCTCACAAGTCAGCAATGGCGATTTAACTGTTACGCAAGAGATTCTAAATCCGATTTTAGAAGCAAATTATCAAGATGTCATGGCTGTAGCGTCACAGGCACAAAATGTCATATACGAAGCTGCAAAGGTCAATTTAAAACCTGCTACAGTTTCATATGATAATACATACGCAGAAGATATTTCTTCTAAACTTGAGAGTTATGATGATGTAGATGAAGCACTCAATGTTATGGAAAATACTTTTATTTCAGCTTCTCAAAACTATGTAGATGAAATCGGGCGAAGAAGTGCTAAATTCATGGATGAATCAGGTATTAACATTTTGGTTTCTCGCGAATATGACGATGTTGGCGTACATACTACTGATAAAGGCGGCGGTGACGTCTGTCACTGGTGTCTAGAACGATGCGGAACAGATGTTCCATACGATGAAGCGTATGATATGGGTATGTTTGAACGTCATCCTGGATGTGGTTGCATTATAACCTACACAACGAAAAGAGGTGTAGTTATCCAAGGTAAAGGAGATTGGGAAACTAATCGTTGGATAAACTTACGTGAAGATAATGAAAGAGAAAAACGGATACGGTCAAATGAATCATATGTGCAAAACTATAAACCTGTAGTCCGTGGGACTGAGGCTGTCTTCAATACGTTAAGCAGGACAGAGATTAATGCAAAAAAAGTAGATGGATATGAGAATGTATACATTTCTGATAAAACTATGATTAAACCTAAAGCTCTGCATAATATCAATAAGGCTACAGAATTAGCTATAAAGAAAATTAATATTGATGAAGGCAAAAAACCAATTATATTAATTGTAGACCCTTCAGAGATTAGATTTTCCTTAGCAAATTATGACGCTGTAAATAACTTAATATCCTATACACCAGTTGTTGGTGATAAAAAGAAAATAGTTCTATTGCAAGAAGGCCACGCAGCCGAGAAAGACCCATACTCGACACCGTTTCATGAAATGTACCATTGCAAGCAAGCACAAGAGTACGAAAAAAAGCACGATAAAATCACGTCAGAAAATTATCGCGATTATCTTAATGATTTGCGCGCAGAATGTAAGAAAAAACTTGACACGCTAGGGATTACAAGAGAAAATGTCGGTAGTATAAGTGAATATGCTAGCGATATGTATATTATCGGAAAATATGATGAGGTTGAAGCGGAATATAGTATTTTAAAGATTTTAAGGAGATAACATTATGGTTTTAATATATCCTGATGAAATTAAACAATTGAAAAAAATTTATGAGCCATATATGGTTAACTGTAAAATGATAGATGATGCTCCAGAAGATGCACTTGTGGCATTTGAAAAGTTCAAAGAATGGGTGAATGAGCAATATAGATTAGCAGGTATGGAATAAAACATCGCATAATTTTGCGGTGTTTTTATTTTACGGAGGTTTAATGAGTAAATTACAGGCAACTGGACCGCCAAGAAACAAGAACGGATAGGAGGAGTTATGGCAGACACTAAGAGATTAGGTCGCCAAACACCAACTCAATCCGTTATATTGCCATACGACAAAACGTATGGAGAAGAAGCAATCAAACTATATGAGAAATCAAAACGAAAAGCACAGGACTGGCAGAAGTTATTGATCTACGATTTACTTTCCTATGATGATGAAGAACTGTGGGTACATTCCAAGTTTGGATATGCAGTACCACGAAGAAATGGTAAGAACGAAGTTATTACCATACGAGAGATGTATGGCTTAATTAAAGGTGAGCATATACTGCATACAGCGCACAGAACGCCAACATCTAGTTCAGCTTTTAGCCGTCTATACGACATTATGGCTAAAGCTGGATACAAAGAAAAAGAAGATTTCATAGTAACTCGTCAATATGGATTGGAAAAAATTGAGATGATAGAAGGTGGTGGACTTGCATCATTTCGCACCAGAACGTCAAAAGGTGGATTAGGTGAAGGATATGACCTGCTGATCATAGATGAAGCACAGGAATATCAGAACGATCAAGAAACTACATTGAAGTACGTTGTTTCTTCATCTCCAAATCCACAGACGATATTCTGCGGTACACCGCCTACAATGGTATCCTCTGGTACAGTATTCACTCACATGAGAGAAAATACATTGGCAGGTAAGACCAGCAATACAGGCTGGGCTGAATGGTCAGTCGAAAGCATGACAGATGTCAATGATGTAGAGGCTTGGTATGAGACAAATCCATCACTAGGCACGATTCTAACAGAACGTAAGATACGTGACGAAATTGGGGAAGATGAATTGGACTTCAATATTCAGCGTTTAGGATACTGGACAAAACTAAATCTGAAATCAGATATCAGCGAATCACAATGGAAGGAATTACAGGTTGATAAGTTGCCTAAGTTCAAAGGTAAGTTATATGCAGGTATCCGCTTTGGCGCAGATGGAAAAAATGTTGCATTAAGTGTTGCAGTTAAGACAACAAACGATTTAATTTTCGTAGAAAGTATAGATTGTCAGCCGCAACGTAATGGCTTAGGATGGTTGGCTCGTTTCTTAAAGCAAGCAGAACTACAAAACGTAGTAATAGATGGGGCAAGTGGTCAGCAGCTACTTGCGGACGCAATGAAAGAGGCTGGAATTAAGAAGGAGCCAATCTTTCCTAAAGTATCAGAAGTCATTGAAGCTAATGCACTTTTCCAACAATGTTTAGATCAAAAACTGATATGTCATAAAGGGCAGCCATCATTAACTCAGTCAGTATCAAATGTGCAGCGCCGTGCTATTGGAAGTAACGGCGGTTTTGGTTTTAAGTCCATTAAGGATACAGTGGATGTATCTCTGATGGAGTCAATGATTTTTGCGTTCTGGTCATGCAAGAAAACTAAAGAACGCAGAAAACAAAAAGTATTCTATTAAGGCGACTATTTTAAGTCGCTTTTTTAGATAGCATCACTTACGTATACCTCACGGATTGAAGAGGGAAAAGGAGACCAATAGAAATGGCAGAATTTACACCAATCACAACACAAGAACAGTTTGAAGCTATTATGAAAGACCGCTTAGAAAGAGAGCGTACATCAGTAGCAAAAAAGTATGAGGGATATACAAGCCCTACAGATTTAGAACAAATCAGAAAAGACTATGATACGCAAATTTCAACACTTTCAAAAGATGCAGAAACGAACGCTAAGAAGTATGCAGACTATGATAAGCAAATTGCTGAAAGGGATACACGTTTAAAGCACTACGAGACCGCCTCGGTAAAAACGAGAATTGCTTATGAAACAGGACTCCCTTATGAAATGGCAAGCAGACTTTCAGGCGATGCCGAAGAGGAAATTAGAAAAGATGCTGAGGCACTTGTGGCATTAATTGGTAAAAACAAACCAGTGGCACCACTTGCTGATCAAGAAAGTAAACCAAGTGGTAAGAATGGCGCAATCAGCGCACTAGCGAAATCGCTAAGAGGAGAATAGAAAATTATGGCAACAATTACAAAAACAACTAACTTATTTCCAGCTGAATTAGTATCAGAAGTATTTTCAAAAGCTAAGGGACATTCATCTCTTGCTAAGTTATCAAATCAAACACCTATTCCATTTGCAGGCAATACACAGATGGTATTCGCAATGGATGGGGAAGCATCTATCGTGGGTGAGGGAGAAAATAAGCCTGCTGGAGATGCTAGTTTCAAGCCTGTAACAATCACACCTGTTAAGTTTGTTTATCAACATCGCTTAACAGATGAATTTGTCAATATGTCAGAAGAACAGCAACTTCCTTATTTACAGGCATTCGCGGATGGTTTTGCAGCCAAGATTGCACGTGCATTAGACATCAGTGCATTCCACGGTGTTAATCCTTCTACAAAGACTGCTGTATCTGGCTTAGCTGCTAAGAACTTTGATATGGCTACAATTGCTACAGTTACAACAACTGCAGGTAAGGAAGATGAAGATATTGATACTGCTGTACAGGCTATCACAGGTGAGGATGGCGTTGTAACAGGTATTGCAATGGCTCCAGCCTTCAGCGCAGCATTATCCAAGATTAAGGTTAATGGCGTAGTGCAGTATCCTGAGTTCCGTTTTGGCCAGAATCCAGAAGCATTCTATGGAATGGCATCCGATGTAAACAATACAGTATCCTTCGGTACATCTAAGGACTTGGCTATTGTAGGTGATTTCCAAAATGCATTTAAGTGGGGTTATGCGGAAAATGTGCCATGCGAAATCATTGAGTATGGCGATCCAGATGGACAGGGCGACCTAAAGCGTACAAATCAGATTGTATTGCGTGCTGAAGCATACATCGGGTGGGGCATCTTAGATACTGCATCCTTCAAGAAGATTGCTAAGGCTTAATCATGCAGTATA